AGGCCGAAGCTTGTAATCCGTGTTCAAGCCAGTGCCTTCCTTGGCCAAGATAAAGTCCCAAGCTTTTAGGTCGGCGTAGTCCTCTACCTGAGACACCTGATCAATCTCTTTGATGATTGATTTTTGTGTCAAGCTCATCACTTGAATGGTGCTGCTCTCGAAGTTGTAGACGGGAACAGCGATTGCGAACTTGACAGGCTCAGGACCAGTGCCTTCACGGTTCTGGCGGCGCTGGTAGTTAGGCCCCATTTCCTCTTCGATTTGAACAGGATTGGGGTCATCCAGAAAACGGAAAGGACGGACTGATCCGTCAGATGCCTCGCCCCAGCATTCGTAGAACTCTAAAGGCACGTCTGACATCAGCGCAAAGCGTACGCTGCTGCCTGACTGAATCTTGCTTGGATTTAGGTAGCCGCCGCCACCGCCTCCAGATACCGCTGACTTGTTTTGAAGGAATCCCATTGAATGGCTTTGCTGTGGGCTAAATCTGCCCGGTGCTTAAACACATTAGCACAGTGATGGGGGTTGGCAAGGCACTTACAATGAAAAAAGCGCTCCAAAGGTCGGTGAACCTTGGAGCGTTGCCTTTCATTCCTGTAGGAGTCTAGCAAATGAATCTTCCATCTTTTGTAAGGTCGCTGCCGAGCCACTGGGCTTGTGCTCCGATCTACGCAAGTGGCGTTGAAATGCCCGGTGGTGGCGTTGCCTGCGGCAAAAACCCGTTGGGTAGGGCGCACCACGATGACCTTTCCCCTGAAGCGGCTGCGCTTTACATCGAGCGGGCACCAGAAACATTCCAAGCAATCGGTGTCTTTACTGGTTCTCGCAGCAAGGGTTTGGTGATCCTTGATGTTGATGCGAACCTTGGTGCTGTTCTTCAGAAGTGGGGCAAAACACTTGAAGGTGCTCCAAGGATTAACTCTCCTAAGAAAGCGGCAGCAAAGTTTCTGTTTACTGTTCCACAAGAATTACATTCTGAGGTTCGTGGAATCAGCCTTGCCGCTAGTGGTGAAGGCTGGGAAGTTTTATGGGGCCGTCAGGGGCTCGTAGGAGGCGCTTACAAGTCTGGCGGTGCATACACACTCGAAGGGGACTTGAATGACGTTCCAGAGGCTCCTGGGTGGCTTCTGGAGCGTATGAAGGAGTCTTATAGGGAGTCGAACAACAAGTCTTCCTCCAAGATCCTTAAAGATGGACGCTGGGCTATGCGTTCCAAGGAAGAAAGGATTGTTATCTCTCAGTCCTGTCTTTCTGTAATCCAGCCACAGGGTCGTGGCTCTGAGGATTTGTGGTGGCGCATCGGTGCGATGCTCCATTCCGAGCTGCCTAATGAAGAAGGTTTGAACCTCTGGCGGGAATGGTCGCTCCAAGACGACGAGTACGCCGACGACTGGAAAGACGGCAACGACCCATGTCTTGCCCGCTGGGAGGCTGGTTTTAAGGTCGGTGGCGGGTTAGGTCTGGGCAGCCTGATTAAGCTGGCCGATCATTACGACCCTGACCGTTCCAGGTTTAAGCGTGATGGTTGTGCTTCAGTTGTTGATGAGGTTGAAGCCAAACCACTGATCTATCAGCGGGCTGTTCTGTCCTTTGATGAGGTTATTGAAAAAGCCAAGTCCTATTTGGAGCTGGATAACCCCGCAGAGATGAATTTCAACCTGAATAACCTTGCGCTCCAAGCTGGTTATCGGGATCAGGTAGCACTTGAAAAACTGATCGTTGATCAGATTCAGTTTGAAGGTGCAAAGGGTTTGATGGATGTTGAGGCGCTCCAAGATATGGATGCAAAACGCGAGTATTTAATTCCTGATGTGTTGCCGCATCCTTCAGTGGTGCTCATTTATGGCGCTGGTGGTGACGGTAAGTCCATGTCTGCTTGGACCCTTGCCAAACATGTTGCGGCTGGATCGCCGTTTTTAGTGCGCGGCAAGATGATGCCGGTCCAGCAAGGGCCTGTGTTGTTGCTGAATGGTGATCAACCGTTGGTGCAGCTCAAGGAACAGCTGGAAGAGGTTGACTATCCGCTGGATTCCAACACCAAGGTTCTGACTGACTGGCAGCTCCAGCGGTATGCACAGTTCATCAAGATGATGGAAAAGGTCCAGCCAAAGCTGGTTGTCATTGACTCGCTGATTGGTTGCAGCGGTGGTCGGGCATTTGATGAGAACAAGTCGGACTTCGCTACGCCGCTTTACTGGCTCACCAGGAATAACGGTGTGCTGTTCCCGGCCACCACGATCCTGATAATCCACCACGCAAACAAGCGGGGTGGCTTCAGAGGCACCTCAGCCATCCGTGACGCCGTGGATGAGACTTGGGCGCTTAAGAAGCCTTCCAAGGACCAGGTGGAGGGTCGTAAGGCTCCAGCGCATAGCCGGATTATCACCATTGAGAAGTCCAGGGCTGGTCGGTCTGGGACTTCGCTGATTATGCAAATGGAAGACGACCTGAGCTTCTCTGTGGCTGACTTCACCCCTGAGGTCGATCCAGACAACACGGCACCGAGTTCGACCACTGACAGGGTGCTCCAGCGGCTTCGTGTGATCTATCCAAGGCTGGCTACCAAGACCGACCTGAATGCTGATCCTGTGGTCGGCGGAAAAGTGGCAGCCATTCAAAAATCGCTCCAGCGTTTGGTTAAGCGGGGTTTGATCTGTGAGGTAGAGGTTCCGGGGGATAAAAGGTACAAACAAAAAACGTACCAAGCAGTCCTCGCGGGCGGGGACTTGCCGTATGGTGTCCAGTCTGAGCAAAAGCCTTCTGCTGGAACGGATGTCAGGGTGGACAGCCCGGTCCCTTCCGAGGAAGTGTCCACCCTAGATCTGGGTGCGGACGACAAGGGTGGACACCCTGAAGATGTTGATGGGGGTTGTCCACCCTCAGAAACCAGTCATAGTGCGGAAAGTGCCCATGATGGACACTCAGGGCAATATCCCCGCGCGAGGCAAGAAGAGCGGACACCCGAAGAAATCAACCGCGCCAGGCAAGCCTCTTGGGATTTCTGGAATACTTAATACGGCAGTAGGCCGTCTTTGGTGTAGTATTTGACCAACGCCTAAAGGCGGCTTCTCTTTGCTTTGCTTCAGATGAACAAGACTAGGTATCCCGTGCTCCAAACAATGGAGGCACGGGTAATCTCAACCTATTTCGACAGCAACAATCGTCCTTTTTTAAATGCGGCTTTAGTGGAGCCCAATCAAAACGCTTATTGCAGGGAAAATAAGCCAGCAACATTTATTCGCGTTTATTGCCCGAAGTCTTTTAGCGCTGAAGAGCAGCAAAATATCATCAGCACCTACCAAATAAATCAAACAATTAAGGTTGTGCCAAGGAGCCCTTCCGAGAGTTATGCGGATACTTGCATCGGTGACTTTGCTCAGTGTGTAATTGGTAGCGAACCAAACCAAAACCTAAAAGTAAAAGAAAAGGTATTTGCTAAAGATACACAGTCGTATACGATCACTGGATTAGATACTCTGCTTGTTGCAGATGTTGAAGACTACTTTAGTGAACTGGGGCTTACAAGAAAGTTTTTTATTAATAAAATTTTTAAGAAATTATTGGCTGGTGATTTTGACGAAGAGTTTTCTTAATCTTCGTCTTTTGTTCACACTTGTTTACTACTCTAATGTCTATTCCAATCCCCGAAAAAGTTCTCAATGCTTCAGAAAAAATCCTTTTAAGGGATTTACTGGAATCCCCGAGCCTAAGGCCCTGGATTATTAGCGGTGTGTCAAACGCCGTAAACTGCTCTTACGAAAATGGCGAAGCGCTTCTAAGCGAGGATGAAGAGTTACTGCATTTCAGACTTAGGCAGATGCTGCGTTCCATCGATTACAAAACTAGAAAGGAGTCGTTTGACTACACCAAACAGATGATCCATAAAAGACGGATCGACAGGGCTAACTATTTGCAGAGGAAAGCCAACCCTTGCTGATCATGTTTTCCACCATTTCTTGCTGACTAAGGTAAAGACGAAGGAACTTACAGGACAACTCCTGTAGTTCCTTTACGTCGCTGCAGGACTGGATGTCTCTACGGAACTTTTCGTAAGCAAATTCGCGCTTTGAATCCATTGGACCGTCGAATAACTACTGCTACTACTACTCTATGCTAAAGCGCGTCATAACACACCAGACTGGGTATGGGTCAAAAGGATCTATGTCCGGTCGAACCACGGTCACTTACTACGAGCTGCAAAATGAGCAGCCCTACCTAGCGATTGTCAGGTACACCGCTTATGGCCCTGACGGGTTGGCTATGGGTGTTTGTGAAGACATGTATCAAGACAACGCGGACGAGTTCTGCAGATTAGAAAAGGATGTCAACAAAGCCCTGAAATCCGGGATAGATGCCAGCATCATGAGCTTCTACGATCATGAAATCTTTCCGGTGATTTCGACCTACCTCAATTAATGTGCTACCTTATAGAGGTAGTTCGGAGGCCAACCATGCCCCAAGCACAGCTAATCTGTTTCAGCTACGAACACGGTTCTGACCTTGTTCGCATCCAAGCCTATGTGGACGATGCCGTTCAAGTTGCTGCGGCCACTTTGTACGATCCACCAGAGTTTGGTTCCGCAGCTTGCGAGGCCTTTGTACTCTGGGACGATCCCATCACATCAAAAAATGCGCCGACCCAAGAAGACATAGACCAGATGTTGCCTTGGATCACAGACTGGATGGCCATTCCCCCTATTTCCTTTGATGACTGACCCCGTCAACAACCCCGGTCACTACACCTGTGGTGACATCGAGTGCATCGATGCAATCAAAGCTGCGATGACCTCGGATGAATACTTCGGCTATTTGCGCGGTAACTGCATTAAGTACATCTGGCGTTACCGCTACAAAAACGGCTTAGAGGATCTCCGCAAGGCTGAGTGGTATCTACGCCGTCTCTGCAACGAATTTGAATTTGACCCTTTCAACGACCCACTCGCATAGACCATGTCTACACATCCCTTTGATTCCAGCCCTTTCGCTGGAGTAAAGCTCAAAAACGTGCCCCAGCACTTACAGGCTGAGGCGTCCCACTACAACATGCAGGCTGCTGCAAGGTGGGAAAACTACGGTAAAGTTGCAAACGCTGTTGACGCTGCCATGGCTGATCAAGACCGCATCTGCAAAGCCTTTGATAAAGAAGGCTGGGACGGTGACGAAGGCGGCTGGGTCTCGCCAAATGGCATCCTTGACTATGACTGGGCCAATGAATACGGCCTCCCGCTTCCTGGTGATCTGGACTGGGAAAGTTACAAGTTGCAAAAGCGCACTGAGCACGGCTGGAAGCTGGATGACAGCGGCTG